TCAATGCCGCAATGGAGATGTCACCAATATCAAATGGCTTGATAGACGACCTACATAGGATTTTACCAGGCAACGCAGAACTGGAACAGAAACTTGACAGCATCAGAGGCCAGCTTGAGAAGGCAGGCTTGAAAGAAGCCGGTGAAGAAGCACTAGAAGGCAATGCATTTGCACAGGCAGTACAACAAGCCAAAGCGGCAGGCATGAAAAAGGGCGACAAGTTCAAAGTCGGTGACGAAGAACACACATTAAGAGATAGCGATTTTGAAGGAGAGAGCACAAGAGATATGACTACAGAAGATAAAAAACAAGTAAACGAGGCAATACAGATTTCAACAGATTCACCACAAGAAGCATCAATGATGATGCAGATTTTAAAACTTGCAGGTGTACAACAAGTAGACTCAGCAATGATCAATCAAGAACCTGAGCATGGTTCAGACATGGATCCAGGTGCGTTGAACAAGCAAATGGATGTTCCAGGTGATGATGCAATGGGCAGTATGCAGATGGCTAAAATGAGAGACATGATGACTGCACCGGAAGAAGAGAAAGCAGAAGAAACATTTGCAAATTCAATGGGTGACGAGAAAGAAGAACCAAAATATCAAGACACAGACACATTGGTAAATTTCCATTCAGGTGGACTTAACTCACAAAAACAACAAGTTAGAAAAGAATACCCAGGCGACAATCCACTAGCAGTAAAAGAAGATACGATATCTGAAGAGGATGTAGCTAACAGTTTAAGAGCACAGTACGAAGGTTTCAAAGCACAGTACCAAGAAGCGGCAAAACCTGACTTCTTAGACATGGACAAGGATGGCGACAAGAAAGAGCCAATGAAGAAGGCCATCAAAGACAAAGAAGCAAAGTAATACTTTTCCTTACTACCAAACAGCATTAAATACTACACTATGGCGTATGTATCACTAGATAGCGACCAAATTAAAAAGGCGCACAAGAAACACAAATACACGAAGACCCAGGTCGAACAGCTTGAGAAGTGCATGGATCAAAAACACGGTCCGTTATTCTTTATGAAAACGTTCATGAAGATACAGCATCCTGTGAAAGGTTCTATACCTTTCGAACCGTTCCCATATCAGGAGCGTTTGATCGAAAGTTACAACGACCATAGATTTTCGATTGCCATGCTACCTAGACAGACAGGTAAGACTACATGTGCATCAGGTTTCCTTATTTGGTATGCCATGTTCAAACCGGATTCACAGATACTGATCGCGGCCCACAAATACGCAGGTGCATCAGACATCATGTCAAGGGTGCGTTATGCCTATGAGATGTTGCCCAGCTGGATCAAAGCAGGTGTGACACAGTACAACAGGAACAGCATAGAGTTTGACAACGGCTCAAAGATATCAGCAACCACGACAACAGAGAACACAGGACGGGGTATGTCACTTACACTAGTTTATTGTGATGAGTTTGCATTCGTGCAACCACCTGAGAAGGCCAAGGAGTTTTGGACATCACTATCACCTACACTATCAACTGGTGGTAAGTGCATGATAACAAGCACACCCAACTCAGACGAAGATCAGTTCGCCATGATATGGAAAGAAGCCAACAAAAGATTTGATGAATATGGCAACGACAAACAAGTAGGAACTAATGGTTTCTACGCCATGAAGGCACACTGGTCAGAACACCCAGACAGGGATCAAGTATGGGCAGATGCAGAGAAGGCGAGGATCGGTGAGGAAAGATTCAGAAGGGAACACGAATGTGAATTCCTGATCTACGATGAAACATTGATAAGCAGTATACATCTGGCAGACATGGAAGGTTCAACACCAGTAGAAACAACAGGACAGGTGCGTTGGTTCAAACGTCCAACACCGGGTAACACGTACCTTACAAGCCTTGATCCTGCTATGGGTACAGGCGGTGACTACGCCGCAATACAAGTGTTTGAACTGCCTAGCTTTGAACAAGTGGCAGAATGGCATCACAACACAACACCCATGAACCACCAAGTAAGAATATTACAGAGCATCAACAAGCACATACACGACACGATAATGGAAAAAGATACCAGTGCAACACCACAAATATTTTACAGCATGGAAAACAACTCAATAGGTGAAGCGGCACTTCTAAGAGTCATGGACATAGGTGAAGAAAACATACCTGGCATGTTCTTGTCTGAACCTATCAGGAAAGGACACAGAAGGAAGTTCAGGAGAGGATTCAACACAACAGCAAAACACAAAATAGATGCCTGTACAAAATTTAAAGAACTGGTTGAGAACGACAAGATGAAAATTAATTCTCAATTACTGATATCAGAACTAAAAGACTTTGTTTCTTCGGGCATGAGTTTCAAAGCAAAACCCGGACAACACGATGATCTAGTCAGTGCTTGTTTATTAATGACACGTATGATAAAAACATTGGCTGATTTTGACCCTAAAATATTCGAAAAATGGACTGATAGAACATCAGAGCTCAAACCAATGCCTGTGTTTGGATCTTTCTATGGTTAAGAAACAAACTAAATAATGCTACATGAACCCAAAAAATTCACAGGACCTATTTAACAAGATCAGATCACAGTTCACGAACATCAGACTAGGTGATGAGAACGGTGCCGCGACAGCAGATCCAAACGATGCTGTGTTCTTTGAGTTTGAATTCCAGGAGGATTCCGACACATTTGGTTCAGTGAGCGTATCAATAGCAGACGGTGACACAATGAAAGTTTTTTACAACCGTAATCTAGTGGACAAGATTGACGAGGACAGCAAGGGCGAATGGTATGCATTCCTCAAGGAACTAAAAGACTTTGCAGTAGAGCATCAATTGAGATTCGATGTGCGTGATATCACTAAAAACAACCTAACGAAGCAGGACTATGAAAATCTTGCAGATACGAACAAAACGGTAAATACTGATGGAATGTCAGAAGAACTTAACAGAATCACTAAACTAGCAGGTGTTGAAAAGGCACCGGTTGCAGAGGGCTTAACAGGCACTTCAAAAAGCTCATTCGAGAACCTAAACAAAACAAAATTAATAATCAGACACAAAGGAAAAGTTGACGAGACCGTGCCAGGTGCAAGATCAAGACAGATACAATCACTTTACATCGAAAACGAAGAGGGTGAGAGATTCAAGTATCCAATGACACACCTAGCAGGAGCGAGGGCCATGCAAAGACACGTTTCAAATGGTGGGAGACCGCATGATGAATTTGGACAGCACATTGTATCGACATCAGAGGACATAGCCAAATTAAATTCCTTCTCAAGATACGTTACCAACAAAGATCAATTGAATGATAACGCAGGCGACATCATTGAACAGACCAAACTGAAACTGGAGAATCTAAGAGGTTACATGAAAAACATTGCCAAACAAAGTCATTATGAAGCGGCATCTAAAGATTTCAAAACAGCAGACGAACAAATACTAGACGACGAGACAGTTGCAAAATTAAGAGAGAAGTTCACTTTAACAAACCTAGATAACAGAGTAGAGGACGCACTACCACTTATCAACAGAATCATGAGTGAGTACGATGATGAGGATCAAATGAAGATCAAGGACACTACTCCTACCGTACTACCTAAAGACACTGATCCAATAGATGCCCCAGTAGAGCCACAAGTTGATCACGGTGCAATAGTACAAAGTTTCTTGACTGATCCCGACGCTAAATTAGTTTTAAGAAAAGATCCATCAGCAGACAAGATGTTGTCAGCAACGAAATTCAAAGACAAGAGCACAATGCTTGGTTCAATACTTTCGGACATAGCATCGAGGATGTTATCAAAGACTCCAGAAGAAGATAGGATTGCCAACTTCGCCAGCAGAGTTGCAGATGGCATAGAATCAGAAGGATCTAATTCATTCAAGCCAGGGCCAGACTACAACAGCAACAAGAAGATAGCAGTACAGTTGGCAAAGAGATACATCGACGACTACAAGAAAATGCAACAAGATCCAGGATATGCAGACGAAGTAAGAATGGATCCAGCCACTTATGCACCTAAGAAAAAAAGAAGCGGTGGAGTGCATGGTGAGGCAGAGGAATTTGTAGAATGGGCAGAAGGTGTTGCTAATGAATACGCAACTCCTAAAGATGAGGAAGATAGAAAAGCAAAAATGAAAGCTATACAAGATTTACAGATGGATCCAAACACCAGCAAAGATCCAGAACTACAAGCAGAAATCCAAAAGAAAAAAAAAGAACTTGGAATGCAGAAAGAGGAAAACCAATTGGAAGGCCTGACCTTCGAGGACATCAAACCTTACGTTTCAATGTACACGGACAAAGATGGCAAGAAAGTGAATGCCGTGCTAGACAAAGACGGTAAAGAAGTTTTCAAAACACATGACGCGAAAGCGGCAATGGCATACCTTTCACAGAACTACGACAAACTTAAAAAAGAAGACAATGCTCCAGACATGGTGATCAGAGATCCGGATGATGAAGCAGATGACAAAGAACAAGAAATAGCAAAAGACCAGGAAGAAGCAGAAGAAATCAACAAAGAACTAGATAGAATCAAACAACTAGCTAACATCTAAAAAACACCCACTTTACCAATAATAGTAGTAGACAACTGATAAATATAGTTGTATATTATGTACTATATGTCTAATATACATTTAGGCAAATTAAGGCAACTTAAAACTAACAAACATAGGCACACAAGGAGGCTTACATTATGGCATCATTAGCTGAAATAAGGGCGAAGTTAAAATCTCAAGAAGTGAATCGCTCCACTTCCAACACAGGCGGAGACAACGCCATTTATCCACATTGGAACATAGCAGAAGGATCAGAAGCAGTACTTAGATTCTTACCCGATAAGGATACAACAAATACATTTTTCTGGACTGAAAGAAACATGATCAAATTACCTTTCGCAGGTATCAAAGGTCAGACTGATTCCAGACCAGTACAGGTACAAGTACCGTGTATGGAGATGTATGGCAAGACATGCCCAGTACTTACGGAAGTTCGACCATGGTTCAAAGACAAGAGCATGGAAGACATGGGTAGAAAATATTGGAAAAAGAAAAGTTATATTTTCCAAGGTTTTGTTACAACAAATCCGTTGGCAGAAGACTCAACACCTGAGAATCCGATCAGAAGATTTATAATCGGACCTCAGATCTTTAACATCATTAGAAGTGCATTACTGGATCCAGAGATGGAAGAGATGCCTACTGATTATGTAAAAGGTGTTGACTTCAGAATCAACAAGACAACCAAAGGTGGTTACGCTGACTACTCAACATCAAAATGGTCAAGAAGAGAAAGAGCTCTAGACGAAGCAGAAAGAGCCGCAGTAGACACACACGGGTTACACAACCTAGGTGACTTCAGACCAAAAGAGCCAACTGACGCAGAAGTAAAAATAATCAAAGAATTATTTGAGAAATCTGTAGAAGGTGAAGCTTTCGATCTAGAGCAATATGGACAGTATTACAGACCCGCGGGAATGGCTTACCAAGCTAAACCGCAAGTGACTGTACCAACAGCGAGTCCAGTAACTGAAACTGCCCCAGCGGCGGCACCAGTGACTGAATCTGCACCAGCACCACAACCAACAGCGGCTCCGGTAACGGCGGCTCCTGCAGGTGACAGTGCCAAGAGAGCAGAGGACATCCTGAAGTTGATCAGATCAAGACAAGCAAAATAATCTGACATTTTACCAAGGCCCTGATATTGACGTTAGGGCCTAGGTATGCTAATATATTATACACAAAGGATAAAATTATGACAAAAGTATTTGACGCAACTAAATTTAGAAAGAGCATTACAAAATCAATCCAAGGTCTGGGCATAGGATTTAGCGATCCCACAGACTGGATATCAACGGGAAATTACGCATTAAACTATTTGATGACTGGCGATTTCAACAAAGGAATTCCACTAGGTAAGGTAACTGTTCTTGCAGGAGAATCTGGAGCAGGTAAATCTTACATAGCATCAGGGAACATAATCAAGAATGCACAGGATCAAGGTATCTTTGTCATATTGATCGACACTGAGAACGCACTGGATGAGAAATGGTTACAAGCATTGAAAGTGGACACATCAGAAGATAAACTTTTAAAATTAAGTATATCAATGATCGATGATGTAGCTAAAACTATCTCAGAGTTCATGAAAGGTTACAAGGAAGCACACTCAGACGACAAAGAAGGTGCACCTAAAGTGCTATTTGTTATAGACAGTTTAGGCATGATGCTTACCCCAACTGACGTCAATCAGTTTGAAGCAGGAGACATGAAAGGTGACCTGGGTAGAAAACCAAAGGCACTGACAGCACTTGTGAGAAACTGTGTTAACATGTTTGGTTCGTGGAACGTTGGACTTATAGCAACCAACCACACATATGCATCACAGGATATGTTTGATCCAGATGACAAGATATCAGGTGGACAAGGCTTTATCTATGCCAGTTCGATCGTTATTGCTATGAAGAAACTTAAACTAAAAGAAGATCTAGACGGTAACAAAGTAACAGATGTGAGAGGTATAAGAGCCGCTTGTAAAGTCATGAAAACAAGATACTCCAAACCCTTTGAATCAGTACAGGTTAAGATTCCGTATGAAACAGGTATGAACCCATACAGTGGACTAGTTGACTTATTTGAGAAGAAAGGTGTGCTAGTACAACAAGGAAACAGACTGAAATACATCGATAAAGCAGGTAAAGAACACATCGACTTTAGAAAACAATGGATAGGTGATAAATTAGATATGCTAATGGCAGACTTTGAAGAAGACACAGACTTTGCTGACAAAGTTGAGGAGCCGGAAGCAAAAATAAAAACTAAAAAAGCTGACCCAATTAAAGAATCAAAATAGATGATAGACTTTACACACGAAGACATTGAACGTTTGTGGAACTCAATTGTACATTACGTCCCTGAGAGACAGAAATTGGACATGGCTATTGATTTCATTAAGAGTTTAGAGGACATCGGTGTAGAGCATGATGAAATAAAAGCATCTGCAGAATACGATCCAAAACTTGAAGAAGCCGTCAACACTGTGTTCGAGGAAGACGAAGTGGACGAGGATGGATATAGTGAGGATGAATGATAAACTGGTACAACGAAGTAAGTAGAAACCTAGCTAAGATACCCGATTGTGTAGCGTACTTTGACCAAGAATTAATAGAAGCAAAGAAGCAGTGCAAAATATACGGCAATCTAGAAAAAGCGGCCGCTTCATTGCCTGGCATAGTTGAGGAAAGATTTGGACAACTACAACAGCTAGAAGCAATACTAGAATACCTAAACATAGAATTAAGAAGATTAAGATCCAAGACTTTCAGAAAATTCCTTGAAAACTACAACAGAGCATTGAGTAGTAATGACGCAACAAAATATGTTGACGGGGAAGATGATGTTGTTGACATGACAAAAATAATCAATGACTTTGCACTGATAAGAAACCAGTGGCTATCCATCACCAAAGGCTTGGACCAAAAACAATGGCAGATAACAAATATTGTTAAATTGAGAGTGGCGGGCATGGAAGATGCCGATATCTAATAGAATCATACTCACAGACGTAGACGGCGTGTTGTTGGAATGGGAACACCATTTTACCAAATGGTTACAGCTACGGTCGTATTTTGACAAGCAGGGAATTAGGAATTATCCTTACAAGTTAGTGGACACCGGACAGGACGACTACGAGATGGCTAACAGATTTGGTGTTAGTAAAGATACAATCCGACAAGAAATCAGAGAATTTAATAGAAGTGCATGGATGGGAACACAAAGACCTATGTTAGAATCGCAAACTTGGGTAAAACTTTTAGCGGCAGAAGGTTGGACGTTTGTACCAATTACATCACAGACATCGGACATACCAGCACAGTGTCTACGTAAGAAAAGACTAGGTGAATTATTTGGTGACCATATCTTTATGAATTACCACATACTAGGCACAGGAGCAAACAAAGATTCGGCATTATCGGAGTTTCACGATACTGGACTGTATTGGGTCGAGGACAAGCCTAAGAACGCTCTAGCCGGGCTCAATTACGGTTTAAAGCCTATATTAATCGACCATCCATACAACAGAGATTTTAATCACCCCGAGATCATACGTGTAAATAATTGGAAACAAATACACGAGATATTATCCAAATGAAAATTTATGTAGGTTGGGATTCAAGAGAAGACATTTCATACCAAGTGTGTGAACACTCTATCAAACGTAGAGATCCCGAAGCAGAGGTACAACCACTCAAACAGAACGAGATGAGACAGCAAGGCATCTACACTCGTGAAGTTGACAAACTGGCAACAACAGAATTCACGTTCACAAGATTCTTTGTTCCGCATCTTAACGACTACAAAGGGTGGGCGGTGTTCTGTGATTGCGATTTCCTTTGGAAGATACCAACAAAAGAACTAGAACAGTACTGTGATGATTCAAAGGCAGTGGTGTGTGTGCAACACGATTACACACCGGAAGAGGGATCAATCAAGATGGACGGACAGGTGCAGACAGCATATCCAAGGAAAAATTGGTCAAGCATGGTGCTCTGGAATTGTAAGCATGAGAAGAATAAAATACTGACTCCGGAGTTCCTGAATAAACAGACTCCAAAATTCCTACACAGATTCAGCTGGTTAGAAGATTCAGATATCGGATCACTACCACATGAATACAACTGGTTGGTGGGTTGGTACAAAGAACCAAAAGATGGCGCACCAAAAATACTACACTACACAGAGGGCGGACCATGGTTTGATGGTTACAGGGATTGCGAGTACTCCGACGATTGGAAGAAAGAAGTCATCAACCTGTTCAGTGCATAATGGAATTTTTCAAAAGACTACACAAAAAATATTACCATACAGATCCAGTAGAACACATCATCGGACAACAGATACTTAAATTGGCAGAGTACGATGACCTGTATGAGAATCAAACACGTTTCGAGGGTACAGTCTGGACAAAATTTAAAGAGACACACAACTTAACTTGTCAGTTTCATAACGACCTTAAGGACATAGATCTTTCAAAGGACATCACATGCTTATGGTTCTTCCGAGAACGAGCTGATAGATCTGCTGGAAATGATATATTATTAAAAGATAAAACAATAACCTATAATCCAAATGCACTTTTTGTTACATCATCAAAAGAAATTAAAATTGTTGAACGGAAGAAATTCTTTCCTAGGAGACCATGTGTACAAATAGACATAAACAACGAGATGTATTTAAATATAAAAAAAGGATTGGACATAAATGAGTGAAGGTGAACGATTTCTAGATAAGTGTCTCACAACAACAGTAAACTTACAACCGTGGCCGCACCAAATCATCAACGACACATTAAGTCAAGAGGCCTTTGCAAAGCTGAAGGACAGTTGCTTCAAAACAACATTGACCAAGACAACAGAACTACATCATATCTTTCCAGATCAATACAGAGACTGGGGCATAGACTTCTACGATGAAACTGTGGACATATGCACCAACCTGTTGAGAAAAATAAAAGAACTTGTTGGAGTTTATCCAGCAAGTAGATCATATGAGAATCTAGGAGTGAATGCACACATATCTATAACCCCGCCACTGCCATACAAGTTCCATGTACATCAAGAAGGTCTGGAAAAAATATGGAGTTCAGTGACTTACATCACACCTGAGAAGAATATTGGGACAAAGATGTATACCAAACAAACAGAGAAATCGTTTGTCAGTGAAGCTCCATGGATTCCTAACAGCACATTTATATTTTGTGGACAAGAAGGTCAAACATGGCATTCATATGAAAGCGATCAAAAATGCAACAGGATCACATTGAATCTTTTTATACAAAAGACACGTAAAAAAAAATGTTTTATGGAGTTTTCTGATCTTTAATAAAATCTTGTAGAGCGTTGATGTCTGCATTAAGATGTCTTTGCTTTACCTTATCCCAAACAAAGTTATCCCTGTTGTTGATGTTTAGGTGTGTACGCACCTGCTTACCTGTATCGTCAAACATCTTCTTTGCCTTGAACACAACAGTTGGCAAATAGAGGCATCTTCCTAACTTACGTGCAACTTTCTGTGTGTACGAATCAACATGCCAGTGCCAAAAGAAAGGTGGAGCCAAGTAGCCTAGTGTGTTAATCCAATTTTTGTGTACAGCAAAGTGTGCCGCGGGTAATGGATTGTCTGGCCATAGTTTTATTTTATCTTTTAGGTTCAGTGTGCCTTTTGTTCTACCGTCACTAGGTACAACCATTAGAATCTTGTCCTTGTATTCGTCTATTTGCTTTTTTATTTTTTCATCCCATCCTGTTGTTTGCACTTGCACATCGTCGCCCATTAACATCATGATATCGTGTTTAGCTTTCCCGGCCATAAGATTCCAACTGTAACAAGTGGATTGATTTGGACCAACAGTATAATGCTTTTCGTCCAACAGATCCTTGTACTTTTCTAATGCAGGGTCGTCATCGTTGAGATAGAAAAGAAATTCAGTTTCACCTTGCTGTGTAGATGTCGCTGTGTCGACCAGGCGCTTTGCTAGTTCGGGCCTGCCCCTCGACGGACAACAAAAAGAAATCATATTAGCTTGTTCTTCCAAGTCTCTGGGGTCTTGTCGTTTATAATTTCTAAAGGTAAATGATACTGAAACTTCTTTGTACCTCTGGTTCTAATGTACTCGGCTGTCTTTTTAACCGACTGTCGCATATTGATTGCCGTGCTGTAACCTAATAGTTCTCTTGCTTTGTCCGATGAACACACTGCTAGTTTAACTTCTTTGGGTCTATCTTTATGGTGTATTGGATCTAAATTAATTCCTGTTTCGTTAGCACAGGCCTCTGCTAACTCGTTGATCGTTATAGGTTCTTCGTCTGGTCCGATATTAATGACTTCTCCAATCACATTATCTTGGAATGCAAGTGCATTCAAACAATACAAGCAATCATCAATGTAACTGAAACATCGTTGCTGTTCTCCATCTCCGTATATGATGGGTTGTTTGCCTTGTAACATCCTGTTCAACATTATGGACATCACATTCCGGAACGGGTCATCATACTTCTGTCTCGGTCCAACAATGTTGTGTGGCACGGCGATAACATATTCTACCCCGTGTGTTTCGCACAAATTTCTTAGCACATCCTCACCGGCCTTCTTTGCGATACCATATGGATCCTGTGGACGACACTCATAATCTTCCTTGTACGGCATCTTGTCATGGTGCCCATACCTTGCCATGCTCGAACAATACACAATACGTTTTACTCGATTTCTTATTGCCGCTGTGATTGTTGTGACTGACGCTTCGAATATATTTCTTGTGACAAGCACTGGGGAGAACACAGACAGTCCTTCGTAGGCAGTAGCGGCGGTGTGATACACTATGTCACAACCTTCCATGGCTTTGGTCATGTTCTCTAGATCACAACAGTCTACCTGGTGGAACTCCACGTCCTGTGGAACGTTATCTGCGTAACCACCGATCATGTTGTCATTGCCGGCAACAGTGTGACCTTCTGATAGCATTAGGTCTGCTAGGTGTGACCCTAGGAATCCTGCGACACCTGTTATGAAAATCTTCATATGTCTATTTACTTTTACCTTTTTTACGCCACACTACATCCGGCCAAACCTTGATCATGATTTCAAATCCAGTTTTTCTTAGATGTTTTTCAATTTCTAGATTACTGCTACCATATTTTTTTGAATTATTATTCAGTTCTATCATTAGATAGTCAACATTTTTCAACGTATTCCCAGCACCTTTGAGAACTTCCATTTCAAAGCCTTCAACATCGATCTTGATTAAATCAACATCATCGAGATTCAAGCTGTCTATGGTTACCATGGGTATGGTGCCGTCTCCCATTACACGTTTTGCCTGTGTGAAATTATCTTCAGACAATGATATCATTTTTTCTTCATTGCCCACTGCGAGTTGATGTGTTTCAACATCTTCGGGACAATTCTTCACAAGGCATTCGTAATGAACGGGGTCTGGTTCAAAAGCTATCACTCTCCCACAAAACCCATTCATGGCCATGGTCCATGTGCCCACCCATGCTCCGATGTCTAGCACATGGTTGAACTTTATATCTTTACTGTTGCAGTGTATGATAAGTTTTTCGAGACACTTGTTCTGTGTAAAATTTTTATCTTTTTTCCAATCCTCGATGTGTACATCGTTTGACGGTACCCAGAATCCATTAATTTTTTCAATAGACATTCCATATATCCTTTACAAGAGGTTGCAATATGTCTGCCCATTCCCGCTGTCCAACTACATTTGGATGTTCATCTAAATCCGAAACAACAAATTTATTTTTGAGACACCAGCCATGTTGGGTCTCATCAAAACTACCTTGTAGTTTATAAAAGCGTTTTTGGTCTACTTGTTCCAACAGCCTTCTACACTCATTGGTTCGTGGTCTATCAAATCCATTGTACAGTGCGTTGAACATCAAGTATGGAGTCTTGTTCAGTTTTAGAAACGACTGCATGTAGAGTATTTGCAGAGCGGTTCTGATCTGTCCATCGGCCTCCAGTGCCGGTGAGTAGTGTGTGTCTCCGTCATGTATCCATGGAGTGAATGGTAGATCCTTGTACTTGGGAGGTGATAGCGGATCAACCATCTTCCATGTGTGCCAGTGTGTGTTACTACGAGAGGTTGTCAGTGCCTCACGCCTGTTGTAACTGGTGAGTCCTATCAACACAAAGGTCTTCTTTAATTTAACCTGTGGCAATCTACGTACTATCATCTCGTTGCTGACTCCGTTGTCTGCAATTTTAAAAAAATCAGCACCTAGTTTCTTAGCCAGCACTGATCCACACGTGTGCGGAGCTTCGGCCCTTACACCGTATTTTTTTTTGAAAGTACTTTTGTTCGCAATATTAGTCGCACGTGCACCAGATTCAATTCCCTTGATATAATCCGGGACACCATTGCCCATTGCGAAAGAACATCCGAAGTGTATTAATTTTTTTTTCATTACAATATTCCCTTGTCCATTAGTATCTCAACTGCCTTACCATTCTCAAACTCCTCCGGCGTGAACTGTTGGTATGCCAAACTATACAACCATTCTTCAGCACCAACAAAGAAAGGATCCTCTATGTCTGCCAGTTCTTGTCCTGCAATCTCCTTGGCAAAACTCTTGTTATCAGCAATAGTCGGTATACCCATGCACTGTGCTTCTATGGCCGCTATCGAACAACTTGTCACCAGACACCAAGCATCCTTCAGGTCTTCTGCCAATGGTACCTTTGCCTCACTTGGTCCTGACGTTCCCCTGCCACGTGGTTTCTCTCTTATTCTAATCGGTCTGTCTGTGTACCTTTTGATTTGTTCCACAGTTTCCTCTAACCAGTTGGGTCTGTCTAAGTAATTGTGTATGCTGTCCGAGCTCGGACACACCAATACGTAAGATCCCTTGAAGTTTGGTGCTTTTATTTTCATGCCAAACTTATCAAACCTATCAGACTTACAGTCTCTGATGTAGCTGGCATGTATCTTATTCCTACATATACGCCAGTAGTGATTGTCAGGCTTTAGATCGTTGTTGTCAAACCTTCCAAAGTACGGTGTATCTGTGAACCAGTACTGATGTTTGCGTTCTTCTAATTTCTTGACCATCTGCATGTTGTTGTTCACAAATCCCCAATACATGGAATTTGCCAAGGGTTCTGTTGCGACATTGTTGTCTAGGATATTAACCTGCTCGGGCCATGACTGCTTGACACCATCAAACACTTCCCATGCCTTGCTCTTCTTGTTGTTAAATGGTGCGTAGATTGTTAACATCTATGAATTCCTTAAGCTGGTTAGCCCAATCCCTATGTCCTATTGCAGACGGATGCCAATCGCCGGGTGAGCAGTGTTGATTATGTTTTTCAGTATAGTCCTTGTGCGATGTGTCTGGTTTGTAATATCTTGTCATGTCAATTGACCTAAAAAGTGCTTTTACATCATCTGATTTGGCTTTTATTTCTGTGTCGGATATTGTTTTGTACATAACGTATGGATATTTTTTGACTTTGAAATAGTTCTGTAAATTGACTGCGGCTTCTATTGATTCATACTGCATCATTTCGTCCATATCCAAATTGCCTGTATTGAAAAGGTATTTGAAGAATTTTTGTGTATTCGTGTTTATGTGCGGCTTGTAAGTTCTCCATGCTGTTGAAAGTTCAGGAAATTTATTTTTCTTATATCCATCAGTTGTTGGGAAGTCAAATCTCTGTCCCGACGTGATACCTATCACAAAAAAACATTTCTTGGCCAACTCTACGTTTCTCTCGCACCAAACTTTTGTGCTCACGCTGAGTCTCTTGTTGCCACGACCGCCACCGCCCATGTGACGTGCTGTTTCTAGGTCCATTATCTCGGCTAGTTCCATTCCAACGTGTGTGTTCACACCTTCCTTGGGTCTCTGGGTTAGGAATGAACATCCGTTGGTAAAAATATGAGTGGGTTGCATAATAATATAATTAATTATACACTAAAGACACCCATGGCGCAACTTGTAAAAAACATTACCAGCATAAAATATTTCTTGGACAAGCATGATATAGTTGATCCATCCTACGATATCAACATGAATTATCATTCTAAAGCACCAGACAGTAAATGGAAAAGTTTACCAACTTTTGTTGCAGAATTCAACAACTGCACAGTAAACAGTTTGCCCGTGCTAGTCACAGAAGACAGACACATGGTCACAGAACATGTTTGGCCCATGCTGGATAGGTACAAGAAAAAAGGAAAGAAACATCACGGACTGTGGGACAAATGGGATGATGAGATCAACATCAACATGCCACCGGTGACCAAGCAGTTCAATGACGAAGACAAATATGTGTGGTTGCCCATAGACAAGCACAGCACAGGCAATCCATGGCACATATGGATTGATATCATCAGTAAGTTCAGATTGGTAGAGAAGAGGTGGAGAAATAACTTTACGAAATACATTTACATACTTGCCAATCCTAGTCCATACTTTGACAAGGTGGCAAAAGAGTTTTTCCCTAATTTAAAATACTATGTGATGCCACCGGGAGAGACATGGAAGTTCCAACATCTAATAGTGCCGTCCATGAGTAACTGCCAAGACGGAGTAGTAACTCCAAACTTACCACCATGGCTACGGCACTTCAAAGGATCATTTGGAATACCCGAGACACAAAAGCCATTCAGGAAAATATTTGTATCACGCGATAAAGCACATACTAGAAAATTAAACAATGCCGGAGAACTGTTAATGGCGCTGAAAGGTTGGGAAAATGTAATACTCGAGGACTTGCCAATAAGAGAACAGGTCAAAGTATTTGCGGAAGCAACTCATGTACTGTCAACACACGGAGCCGGACTGGTCAACATCCTATGGTGTAAAGAAGGAACTAAAATTATAGAATTGCAAGATGTAAAAATGTTGCACAAGAAAGTGTATCCGTTATTGTCACACAGCTTAAAATTAAAACACGAACTCTATGTTGCAAAAACAATACCAATATCTCGTGGCGGTAAAAAACCAAAAGGAGTGAAAAGACTTAATGATCTAATAAATTTTGATGTAAACATTCCTGATTTGATTAGACATCTAGACTGATATCAATTATAATATAACCATGTATTCATTGTTACAGAAAAAACCAACAGTACAGACAGATCCTTACCCACATGTGATCATAGAAGACGCCTTACCATGGGATCTCTACGAGGCACTGGAAAACAGTTTTCCGGAAGGCATGGTCATGCAACAACAAAATGCCTACGATGATGGAATCTGTTTTAGGCTGAAAGCAGATAAACTACTGGATCCAACAGGTAGTGTGCCCGGAGTATGGAAAGAATTCACACGTTATCACACATCTGCAGAATGGTTCAACCAAGTGAACGAACTATTCAGACCTTATATGCCAAACGTGCTACACAAAACATTTACAGAGGATGACTTGGGTGCAAGGGGTTGGGCCGACGAAAATAAAAATATATGGACTGATTGTCAATTGGTCATGCACAAACCCATAGAAGACAGGACCACACGTACACCTCACATAGACAATCCAATGGAGATGTGGGCAGGACTATTGTATATGCCATGTTCAAACGATCAAAGCACCGGTGGAGAATTTCAAATTTACTCGACACAGTCCAGTGTGCATAAAGTTGACAAGAAAGCGGGAAGGCAAATTTACGACAGTGATCTCGGCACGGTGGTCAAAACAATACCTTACAAGAGGAACACGTTTGTGATGTTTGCAAACAACTCACCAAACACTGTACACGGTGTATCTCTGAGGCAAGATGCAACACTAAACAGGAGAAGTGTCAACATAATTGGTGAATTCAAAAGAGGTTACGCAACAATGTACAATGTGCAGGAAGTGAAATAATGAACTACGCTGTGAGGACTGAAAGGCCCAACACTGAAAAATATGTTGAGAGTGCGTCGAGGGGAATGGCAAACTGTAAACTCACTAACTACGAGACAGTGTTAAGCACGACCGACTTTGATAAAGTTGTGTTCATGGGAGTGTTACGTGGTACCCATTTGGTCTACAAACATTGCCAAGATAATAAAAAAGATTTCTACTACATAGACAGACCTTACTGGGGAGAAAGCAGGGCGACCCCGTACTGGATGAGGTGTGTGAAGAATCAACATGTCAAGACATTCGTTGATCACAGACCAGATGATCGATTCAAACAGCAGTTCAAAGATCCCATAACACCTTTCCACAAGAATGGATCGTATGTGTTGGTGGTACCACCAAGCCATGCCATGGCGGAGATGTTTGACGGCAAGGACTGGCTAGACAACACAATGAAAGTATTAAAAGAGAACACAGACAGAGAGATTATTGTGAGAGAGAAACCCTACAATCCCAAAGCAGTGATAGATGGAGAGGGAAAAATGATTCCTGGTACAAGTGCAAACAACAAACCACCCAAACCGTTTGAATGGGATAAGGTCCATGCTGTTGTGACTTTTAATAGTTCTATATCGATCAAGGCACTCACCAATGGTGTGCCTGCGTTTGCCAACTTTGACAATCCTTGTATGCCTGTGTGCGAACAGGACTTCTCAAAGATAGAAACACCGAGATACGAGGATCCGAGACCTGTGTTGAACAGTCTTGCCTACAACCAATTCACACAGGAAGAATTCAGGAGCGGATACTACATGGAGATATTAGATGGCAGATAAGATTAAACCTCACACGGTCGAGAGAGTAAAGAAAATAAGAGCGTGGGAACTAAAGAACAATTACAGCGAAGCCCAACACATCAAAGGGTTCAAGAAATACAAAAATTATTTTGTGCCGGAGACCATTGTGAAAAGTAGTAAGACTGTTTTAAGTTTTGGTGTTGGCGGCAATGTTGGGTTTGAAAAGGAAATAGCATTTGACAACACAGATTTACAAATTGAATTGTTTGACCCCACTCCCAGGAGCGTGACCCTTATAGATGACATTATAAAGGCATCTAGCCACAAGCTGATAGCAAAAAGATCTGACCACACAGAAAACATACAGGCCTGCAAAAGAATACATTTTAATCCAGTCGCATACAGCAAGGAGAACGGAACGCTACCTTTCTACTTTGACCCCTCACGTGAGGAACAGAATATCACAAAGGCAGTACAGGCGAAACAAAGCTTCTCGCTAGTAAAAAAATACGAACACTACAAATCAGTAGGCGTAGAAACTAAAAATTTAAAAACAATAATGAGAGAACTTGACTTGTCTAAGGTTGACATGCTCAAAGCAGACATAGAAGGACTCTGGTGGGAGTTTGGCAACGAAGTGTTAGACAATAAAATTGATTGTAAGTTTGTGGCACTTGAACTTGAATTAAACTTTGAGGAAGGTGAGAAGATAGAGCCAGCACTAGACAAGGCACAACTGCTGTGTGACAGATTTAAAGCAAACAACTATGATGTTGTCATCAACAGGAGACGAGACAAGCTGATGTTGGAAATGCTTTTCATAAGGAAAGATGCATATGAAAGTTGAGATATTTAGAAGGACAGTAAAGGACAGACGTAGGGGTGCCAGTTGGGATCTGTTACAACACATGGCCACGGGTATAAGGGCATGTGGCGATGAACCTGTTATTGTCAATGAAAATAAAGTTGGTCCATGGGATAAAAATGAGATGGAGCCCACGGCACCTATCGGTTGCATGTTTGGATATGGCGGTACTAATCAAATGCATCACACCAAAGGGAGAAGAAGAGATCTAGTGGAACGTGCCAAGAAGAAAGGCATACACATAATAACATTTGACGGTGGAATACTTTCTAGTTTTGGCAACACTATAACTGATCCAAATCATCACTGGCGTGTAGCACTGTACTCTCCCATGAATAACGGAAACTTCCTGAGCGACAACAGTCCTCCTGACAGATGGCAACGTATGAAAAATCTATGGAACATCAACTATGCCCCATGGAGAAAGTCAAACCAAGATGATCCAATACTGTTTGTGCTACAACCACAGGACAACTGGAGCATGAACGAGTTGGATCCCATCAAGTGGTTCAATGATGTGTATGATAAACTGAGACCCGCTACCGACAGGAAATTCATAGTGAGGCCACATCCTAACCATGTTGCCGCAATGGAGAAAAGAATAGATGAATTCCCCGCAGATGTACAGGTGGTGATAGGACAGAAATTTTTCAAGGGAGATGAGAAAAAGCATTACAGATTCAATTACCAAGACGCATTAAATAATTGTCATGCTGTTGTTACTCACAATTCTACTGCCTGCATCGACTCTTGCGTTCGTGGAATACCTACCTTTTGTACCTCAGATCTTGCACTCGCTTGGCCTGTAGCAAACAAAGATCTTAATAATATAGAAACACCAGAATATCCTGACAGGGATCAGTGGGTGTACGATCTCGGATACAAACAATGGACAGAGGCAGAGATAAAAGATGGTACCGTATTCAATAGATTTAAAAAGAAATTAGGATTATAATATGTGTGGCATTTATGGAATAACAGCAAAGGATCCAGAGTTTATACAAAGCTTCATAGATATTTGTAAGCACAGAGGACCAGATGGAGAAAGTGTTTGGACATCTGACACAGTAACTTTAGGACACAATCTTTTAAGTATAATGGCATCACCGGACCAGTCACAACAGCCGTGGAAGACACCCAAGGGCAACATGCTTGTGTATAATGGGGAAATATTCAACTATTACGAATTAAAACAGAAACACACAAACTTTGTGGACACGACAGGATGTGACACAGAATTACTTGCATGGGGATTAGATACATTTGGTTTAAACTTTATTGATGAGATAGATTCAATGCATGGTTTCGCATACTACGAAGTGGCCAAAAAACAAATCACTCTGAGTAGGGATCATGCCGGTATCAAACCTGTGTACTATGCAGAAATAGACCAAGGACTAGTGTTTGGATCCGAGATAAAAGGCATGCTTGATAAAGTTCCGGGCTCACACACAGTTGATAAACTGGCCATGAGTTGCCTTGCATACACGGGGATCAATGCCACACGTAACACTTGTTTTAGTGGGATAAAAAAACTGTTGGCTGGTGAGACTAAAGTTTACAACATAGCAAATAAAAAATTTATAGAAACAAAAAGAATATTCATAAAGCCAACAAGCGATCATTACTTTGCTCCTATTGAGTTTAAGAAAATGGCAAAGAAGACTGTGGAGATGTGTAGCATAGGACAAAGGAAGATAGGTGTGTTCTTAAGTGGTGGTCTAGATTCAAGTCTAATTGCACATGAGCTAAACAAATTAAAAAAGCCTGCTGTAACATTTACGAATATGATGAGACCAAATATCGTAACAGAGGAAGATTTCAATAGCGATGCGAATGCGGCCGGAGAGCTGGCAAAGGTAGAAGGCTATCAACACCTGGTGGTTAAAGTCACACCAGATACTGTCGTAAACAGTTGGAATGATTCAATATACTACATGGAGCAACCCATGTACAACCAGAGTGTTGCCATGTACTACTACACGAACAAAGTTCTGCACGACAACAGTATAGTGGTCACAATGGCCGGAGACATGGGGGACGAGATACTGGGCGGATATCCCAAGTATTGGAAATTAAAGCAGGCAGAATATCTTGAAAGAATGATTGGCAAGAAACGAATAGAATCGTGGGACGATGTGTTAACATTATGGATGCTGAGAATCAAACGTCCACTGGCAGGATTCATGATGGGTGGTACTCTTTCAAAGAAAGATGTATTTGAAGAACTAAAGAAATGCTATCCGGATGACTTGTGGAATCCCAAAGATCCTGTAGCTTCTTACATGGCACTGGACTGTGTCACACAGGTACCGGAGGAGTTCTTTATGAGAAATGATAAATTTGGAATGGCATTTGGCATGGAAGGAAGATTCCCTTTGGCAACAAAGATGTTTATGCAGTACTGCATGAGTATACCTAGTTTCCAAAAAATTGGGATTGAAAAGTTTCAAACAAAATTACCTACTAAAAGAGCCTATGAAAATGTATTGCCAGAGATAATAATTAAAAAGGAAAAAACGGGTTGGACAGTGCCGCTGGGCTATTGGTTAACAAAAGGCCGAAGCACAAGGCTAACTGATTTTTACAACAATGCATTAAAAGATAAGGGCGTCCTGGGTATAATAAAGGCCAGTGCCAAAGCAGGGAAGTCGTTGGTGCCATCGTGGATAGTAAGTGATTGGATAAAAAAATATAAAATGAAAATATGAGATACAAAGTAATAACAACATTCAAACCTGGTGATTGGGACAGATACGCAAGACGCATGGTGCAGTCTGTTATAGACCGATGGCCCGACGTTGACCTCACAGTATACTACGAAGGGCAAGGACCGTATTTCGATCACCAAAGAGTCACATGGGTAGACATAGACAAAGCAAACCCAAAACTGCATAAGTTTAGAGAGCATTACAAAAACGATCCTGTGGCCATGGGCAAACTTGATGAGATCCCGGGCGGTGTGAGACGTTCGGCTAGGCTTGCGACAGAGGGTGGTCTCGATGCAAAGAAAGAATCATACCTGTGGAACGCTGTTAAGTTCAGTTACAAGGTATCCTGTGTTACACACGCAGTCAAGACGTATACCGATTACGATTACGTGATATGGATAGATGACGATACATACACATTCCGAGATATACCTATGCAATTCATAGAAAGCATATGTCCTAACGATACACTGGTAACATACCTAGACAGAGAAAATGATCGTGGTAGTAACAAATATCCAGAGTGTGGACTGGTATGTTACAACATGAAACACAAATTGA